TTGACGAACGCGGATCCGCCTCGGCGCTCTGGTTGGAAGGACAATCGTAGCGAGCTGTTCGTGACGCTGCCAGGTGATGCGCGCGTGTTCTTCAAGGGCTCAGACAACCCGAACAGCATCTACGGATCGGACTATGCGGCTGGCGTGATTGACGAGTTCACTCGCTGTCTCGAGGATGCGTACTTCGCGGTGCGCTCTACGCTGACTGCGACGCGCGGACCGCTGCGCATGATCGGAAACGTGCGCGGCCGAAAGAACTGGGGTTATCGGCTCGCGCGGAAAGCCGAGGCAGGTGAGCCTGGCTACAGCTACCACAAGATCACGGCTGCAGACGCTGTGGCGGCTGGCGTGCTTGAGGCTGACGAGATCGAACATGCGCGCCGCGATCTTCCCGACCGCGTGTTTCGTGAGCTGTACATGGCTGAGCCCTCAGAAGACGAGGGCAATCCTTTCGGCGGGTCTGCCGTGATACGCGAATGCGTAGGCGCTCGTTCCGGGGGCTCGGCCAGCATCTTCGGGATCGATCTGGCGAAGTCCGTTGATTGGACCTGGGCAATCGGCCTGGACCACAACGGCCGGTGGACTCACAACGAGCGGTGGCAGTCTCCGTGGGAGGAGACGCTAGACAGAATCGAGCGCATCACGGGCGGGACGGAGATCCTGATCGACTCCACCGGCGTCGGTGATGCGGTGACGGAGTTCTTGCAGCGCCGGCGCGGTGCGGTGAGCGGATTTCGGTTCTCTTCGCAGTCGAAGCAGCAGCTCATGGAGCGGCTTGCGATCGCGCTCCAGCGCCGCGAGATCGTGATTCCGGACGGTCCTCTGGTCGCGGAGTTGGAAGCTTACGAGTACCAGTACACGCGGACCGGAGTTCGGTACGGCGCGCCAGAGGGGATGCACGACGACGGCGTGTGCGCGTTGGCGCTTGCTGTTTCCGGGCTCGGCGCTGCGTGTCCGTCGATCACGGCGGAGTCGTTTGCGTTTCCCGCGCCGCTGCGGCTTGAGGTCGCGCCGTGGGATTGAACTGGCGTGATGCGTGGCGTTCGCTCCGGCATGGGCGTGTGGTCGTTGATCTTGCTGCAGGGCAGCATAGCACGTCGCTCGTTGGTCTCCCGGCAGAGCGGTGGGACACGCTGCGTCCGAGTGCTGAGTGGGGACTTGCGACTGTTGATGATCTTGTCGCGGAGAAGGGCCTAGCAGTTTACCGCGAGATGCTGCGGCGAGACGATCAGGTATCATCGTGTGTGAGCCTGCTGCAGCTCGCGCGCCTCGCCTCTGGATGGGAAATCGCTGCCGCATCGAACGCTGAAGAGGATAAGCGCTGCGCGAAGTATGTGCGACATGCGTTTGAACGGATGCGGTCGTACAGCGTGAATCGGCTTCTGTCCGACGCCATGGATGCGGTGCCGATCGGGTTCGCCGTGCTCGAAGCCGCATGGGATGAGCCCGAGGAATACGGCGAGTGGCGCGGGTTCCAGGGTTATCGGTGTTTCAAGCCGCTGCCGCAGGAAACGATCACGTTTCACCGTGACGAACACGGTGACATAGACGCAGACGGCGTGTGGCAGGTGAAGGCGCAGCAGCAGGGAGCGATGGTGACTCCCGGCCTGGATCCGGCGTGGTTCAATAAGCTGGAGCGCGATCGGTTTGTGCTTTGGTTCTGGCGTTCGCAGTATGGGAATCCGCTCGGCCTGTCGATTCTACGCGCTGCGTATGGCGCGTACTTCTTCAAGCAATTTACCATCAAGCATTGGGCGCGGTACATGGAGCGGTACGGAATGCCGCGCGTGTGCGCAGAGATTCCCGAGGCGCAGTTTCAGGCGAAGAGTGCGACCGTACTTGATGCGCTCCGGCGCTACCAGTCCGAACTTGCGATGGTAGTCCAGAGCGGTGTGAAGCTCACGGTAGATGAGCCGTCAACGACGGCGACGATGAACTACGAAGCGGCGGTGGCATGGGCGAACAAGGCGATTGCACATGCGTGCCTGCTGCCTTCGACGATCCTCGATAACACCGAGGGCGGATCGTATGCACTGGCGAAGGCGCAGAAGTCTACGTTCACCTGGATCCTGGATAATCTCGGGAATCTGCTCGCCGATGAGGTGATGCAGGAGCAGGTGATTCGGCCACTCGTGATGCAGAACTTCGGGCCGCAGTATGAGCTGCCGAAGTTCGTGTTCTCGCCATATGAGCAGCGGGACAACGAGTCGATCGCGCGGATGGTGGATATCCTCGCGCGTGCCGGGATGAACATTCCGACGCAATGGATTCGGGAGACTCTAGGGATTCCCGAGGCCGTTGAAGGTGAAGCGGTGCTGGTTCCTCCTCAGCCCGCGGCGGTGCCTTCTTCCGCAGCCTCCGGCCTCGGCCTATCGCAGGAGGAGGCGGATTTGAACGCCGTGATTGCGGACATGGTTGCTGCTCGCGGCGACCGCGATGATTCGATTGACGTGCTTCGCGGGAACGGGAAGCGTACGAAGGCGGCGCGGCGATGGTAGCGCTCCGTGACCATGCGCTGAGCCGCAGACGGTACGCCGTGGATCTCGTGCCCGCAGGCTGCTACTGGCGGGATCTCACGCCTGCGGAGAGCAAGCTGGACTTCGCGGCGATCGAGGCTGCGGATGGTGCGGCGCTGCAGGGAAGCCGGATGCGGCTTGGGCTGCTGCTGCAGGCGCAGCGGAACGCGGTGATTCTTCGGACTCGGAGCGAACGATTCTCTCCCATGCTCGCGCGCACCACGCCTGCGTACCTGGCGCGGCAGATCGCTAATGAGTTCGTGAGGATTCACGCGCGCGGATACGCGGACGGCGTGAGACAGCACAACGAGGCATCGCCTGGGAAACCGATCAGCGGGCCGGGGCAGTCGGGGACCGACAGGCTCGTGAGCGAGGCGCGCGCCGCTGGGTACGGGTTCGCGCGGAAAGTGTTTGCTCCGGTGGCGAAGTCACTCGTTGATGCGTTTGCGCTTACTGGCCAGCGCGTGAAGGAGCAGCCGAAGCTCGAGGCCGAGATCCGTACAGCGTACGCGAAGTGGCTCGAGCCTACGCAGGGCGACGCGAGCGAGATCCGGCTGGCGACGCCGCTTGACGTGCTCGAGATCGGATATGAGGCGTGGGAGCAACGGAACTCTCCGATCACCGGATTTCTCGACGTGCTGTTCCGCGAGATGCCGGAGGGTGCCGAGCAGCTCACGGCGTCGGCGACCACGGCTGAGATCAGCACTGAGCGGCAGCGGCTGTTGAATGCTGCGGTGTTTGAGTCTGGCTTGAAGGACGCGGCGACGGAGAGCTATCAGTTTTCGGCGATCCGCGATTCGCGGACGTGTGCGTACTGTCTCTCGCTTGATGGTGTGGTGCGGCCGAAAGACGACTTCACGTTTTGGGGATTCTATACGCCGCCGATTCACCAGCGCTGCCGGTGTTCGCTTATTACCGTGCTGAAGTCCGAGAAGCTCACGCCGACGCAGAGCGCTGAGGTTGATCGGCTGCTTGAGTCGATCGGCGGGAAGGTGCCGCCGGGGTTCGGTGGGTACGATCCCTCGCTTGAAATGGAGTTCGCGTATGCCACACGTCGCTAGACTCGCAGCTATCGAGGCGTTTGATCCCGCGACGGTGAAGACGCAGCCGGTTGCAGATGGGATCACGATTCGCCTCGGTCAGCGCCATGGATCGAAGACCGTCGAGGGCATCGCGTATGAGTTCGCGTCGCCGGTGTTCACGGCCGAACTGGCGCGCGAATGGCTGATGCAGCGGGCGATAGCGCTCGCTGGATTCGACCCGGAGCCAGAGGGCATCACGCTGGAGACGGACGGGACGTACACGCTCCGTGGTATCGAATGTGCGGAAGAGGGAACGTGGTACGCCGCGAAGGGCGGGAAGGTCTCGTTCACCGCTGACTTGCTGAATCAGGCGACGGAGAACACGAACGCCGCGATCGAGCTTCTGCGGCCTGCGTTCACGTTCGGGCATGGTGAGCAGCCTGCGGAGATCGCTCCTCTTGATGGCCAGCCTCGCCTTGGGTTTGCCACGAAGTTCTACCGCAAGGGGAAAAAGGTTCTCTGCGACATGCGGAAGGTGCCGGCGGTTGTGGTGAAGGCTCTGCGGTCCGGTGCATGGGGCAGGATCTCGCCGACGCTGTTGCTGAACTGGCCCGACCCGAACACCGGTGAACGCCGGCCGATTGTGTTTCAGGCGCTTGCGCTGTTGGGCGCGACGCCTCCAGCGATATCGACGCTGCAGGATCTCAGCGACTGGATCGATAAGCAGATAGTTGTACGCGCAACAGAGCCGAGTGTGGCGCTGGCGCTGGCGCTGTCTGATGTTGTGTCCGTCATAGAGCTTGGAACGCCCGCAGGTTCAGCGGCCGCTGACAGCGGGAATGGTGAGAACAGCCAACCAGAAAACGGGAACCAGAACAAGGAGACAATCGAGATGACGAAAGAGGAAATCATCGCCCTCTGTAAGCAGCTCATCGCGGAGGCACTTGCCTCTGGTGGGGGCGGCGAGTCGGAGGAGATGAAGCAGGCGAAGGCCGAGCTTGCGGCTGCGCGTGCCGAGATGTATACGGAGCGGCTCACGCGTGCTGCAACGGACGGCAAGATGCCTGCTGGCGAGATTCCCGCGACGGCGAAGGCGCTGCTTGAGATGAGCGCTGAGTCGGCGAAGGGGATGTTGGTAGCGATCGAGGCTCGCGAGCCCGCGAAGAAGCCGACGGGACCGGCCGGGAATCCGGCTGAGCCTCCGGCGGATCCGTTGGCGAATCTGAAGGGCGAAGAGAAGTTGATCGCCTTGGCGTGCAAGATCGTCGAGAGCGAGAAGATCGAGTTCCGCGACGCGTGGATTCGTGTCGGCAACGAGAACCCCGAGGAGTACGCGGCCTATCGGAAGGACGCGTTTCCGATCCGCAGGGGGAATGAGTAATGGCTGGTGATCATGGTGGAACTGACATCCCGATGGAGGTCACGGCTGCGGTTGCGCAGTACACCTTCGTCATGGGATCCGGGGGAACGGGAAAGACGGTGGCGAACGCTACTGCTGCGTCGTCGAACGTCTTTGGTATTGCACAGGAAGCGGCAACGGCCAGCGGGGATGTGATCTCGATCCGCGTTGTTGGTACGTCGAAGCTCAAGCTCGGCGGCACCGTGAACTGCGGAGACCCGATCGTGTCTGGCGCTGCTGGCGTCGGCGTCGCGTCTGCATTCGCGTCTGACGACAAGATCGCGGCTTTCGCGACCGAGTACGGCGTGAGCGGAGACATCATCGAGGTCGTCCTGCGCCCCATCACGCAGTGCAACTAGGAAGGAGTTGAACCATGCCTCTTCCCTCGCTTGCAAGCGTTCACCGCGCAGGAGCAACCAGCGCTGTCGCGATGAACTACCGGAACAACGCCTACGTCGCGGACCAGGTGTTTCCGGTTGTGGCTGTGAACAAGGAAAGCGACTACTACAAGGAATGGGATCAGGACGATCTCATGCGGTCACAGGCTGAGGCCGTGCGTCCGGGTGTGCGCGTGCGACGGATCGGAGTCGGTCTGTCGGATACGCTGTACACGGCTGTCGAGTACGGCATCGCGGTTCCTGTGCCGCGTCGGATCCGGGACAACGCGGACGACGGAGTACAGCTCGACGTCGAGGCGACCGAGACCGCGATGGATCAGATCCTGCTCGCTCGCGAAGTTGCCACGATGGCTGTTGTTACCGGCACAGTGTGGACTGGTGCGACTGCGATCGCGGCCGGGGACAACTGGGATACTGGGGGCGGGACGCCAATCGAAAACTTCGACGCCGCGGTGAAGGGCGTGAAGTCGAAGGTTGGAGCCGACTCGATCTGCGGGCTGATCTCGTGGGAGACGCGGCTTGCGCTGATCCGGCATCCCGACATCCGGCAGTACTTCGGGATGACCTCTCCTGCGTCCGGGCTTCCGAATCCGTATGGGCCGGGTGGTGAGATCACGGACGCGCAGCTCGCGGCCGTGCTCGGGCTGAAGAAGCTCTACGTCTGCTCGGCGAACTACTGCAGCACGAAGGAAGGTCAGACAACGCAGACGTTCACGCCTGTGCTGACTGACACTGCGTTTGTGTTTTACCGCCCGGATGGTCCGTCGCGGACGCGCCCCTCGGCGGGGTACCTCTTCCGCTACAAGACGCCGAACGCGAAAAACTACTACGAAGAGGCCGAGGACCAGGACGTCTACGAGTGCCGCGAGACGTACGTTGCGAAGGCGACGTGTCTGCCGGCCGGCTGCCTGATCACCGGTACCTTGGCGTAGTGACTTACCGCGAGCGGGTAGTTTCGGCTGCCCGCTCGCCTGAGAGGTGGCAATGGTGCGAGTCGAGATTCTACGAGCGGTCAACTGGACGCGCGGGAAGCGTGATGTTGTGGCACTGATGCCCGGCCAGGTGGTTGAGGTACCGGACGCAGTTGCGGGCAGCATGATCGACATGGGCTTAGCTCGGCGCGCGCCATTGCCGCCGTCGCTACCAGCAGCGATGCCGGCAGCAGAACGGCACAAGCGATCACTCGGTGCTGTATTGGATCACTCCATGGGCGTCGGCTACGGGCGCGACGAAGTATTAGGAAGGGGGCGGCCATGCGCGCGTTGAGACGTACGCTTCTGGCGATCTGTGCGCTCGGGCTCATGGTCGCCTTTGTTCATGCGGCTGTGAATCCTGCCGGCGGGAGCCGAAAGCTCCAGATCCGGGGGACGCGCGTTACCACGGGTTACGAATACTGGTCATATGAGCAGTGTCCTCAGGGCATCCAGGGTGCCGCTCCGGCGAATGTGAACCGCTATCTCATGCATCACTCATGCACCATCAGTTCAACGCTGGTGCCTGTTGGCGGCGTGATCTGGTGGCACACGAATACTGGCACGGATACGATTACGGTGCGCTTCTATAATGGTGGCAATGCGGATTCGGTGCGTCTGATTTCAGCAGCAATTGAAACAGATGCCTTGCCGCTGTTCGCAGATAGCGTGGCAGCGAAGCCACACAAGACGAGCGCGGCTGGTGACTGGACGATCCTGACTCTGTTCAAGAGGTAGTTGTGGCGTACTGCACCGCAGCACAAGTCAAGTCGCTAAGCTACGCCATCAAGGCGGAAGTTACGCGCGGGACGATTGTGGACGCGGACATCACGGCGCTTGCTGCGCTTGTGGCGGATCCGGTGATCGACGCTGCGCTGTTTGGTCGCGGTGCTCCGTTCACGACCGTTCCGACGATTGTGCAGATGATCTCTGCACTGCTGACGGTGGCTGAACTCTACAACAACTACTTCTCGCACCGAGACGATTGGGATTCATCGTGGGCTGGTGCGCGGAAGAAGTTGGCGATGGAGCGTCTCGAGGATCTGCAGAGCGGGAAGCTGCAAGCTGATGAAATCACGGCACCGGCGATGGTGGCGATCTCTGATCCGACGTTGGATCGGCCGGAAACGGAGACGTTCACCGGCGACGAAACAACGTGGGAGATGCAGTCAGAGGAGCGGGAATGAGCCTCGGACTGCAGATGCACGTGGAGAATCGAGAGGCGTTGACGCGGTTTCGAGACGTGCTCGAGCGTGCGACTGCTGCGGATCTTGCCGAGCGGATCTTCTGGCCGTGGGTGCGCTGGGTACTGAAGGTCCGCATCCCGAAGATGTACTGGAACAAGGGGCGCGTATCCGGTGCAGACGGGCAGGCGGGATGG